CTCGACACGAGTCAGCTGGTCATCTAAGTGTACGTTGTGACAGCGTATCGCCTCACTCCTATCGTTTGATAGAAGGTTAGCGTCACACTAATCACTATTGACAACAATAGATGGTGGGGTCCTATTTATAGGTCGCTCTTACCTAACGTAATAAAGGAGTAACCAGGTGTCAGAGAATCAGAAGAAGGCTAATAGCCACCCCCTTGATATACTCTATCTCCGCTCTCCGTACAAACCGAAGCCGCCCCCAACCATTACAATTAATGGTTTATTGGAGCAGTATAAGTTTGAGGAAACACGGGATACTTTTAGTATCGACGATGTCGAGATATTCGAACATCTTCGTGTCGGTACGACAAAGGTTCCGTGGGGCGCGATGGAGTGGGAGGGCGATAAGCTTAACCCTGAATTCGACAACCTTGCGTATTCATCGGTTCATTCTGAGCCGTTGGATGTTCGGCCTGAATGTAACGCTGATGAAAAGTGGAATCCACTAGCACAAACTGGTGCGTTCTGGAATTGGGATGACTTTGGCTTCGGCCCTCTGGTGCCATACGTTATTAGTGGTAAATCAAAAGAAACCACATTTTATAATAAACGATATGAATCAGAATCGAGCCTTGACTATAACTTTTTCAACAAGTACGCACTCGCTAAGGAGGAAGCCTACAATGCGCTAAAGACGTTCAACGTCAAAGGGGGTCTGACTGATTTTCTTAGTCAAGTTCCTCTTCAAGAGCTAAACGCATTATTGCCCCCCTATTTTAAGGGGACCTTCAATGAAGGTCTTAAGGCAACTTGCACACATTCCTTTGGTGATTCAATGTCGCACGACATAGATTACACCTATAAAAAGGATGTAGGCTTGGAAGATTGCATACAACAGGTATTCGTTGGGCCTTACGACCCTAACGTCTGCGTGAATCATGATAATCATGATATGTATGCTCGTCTAGACGACGCTTCTTTTTCAGGAGCGGTCTTTCTAGCTGAACTTCCCGAAATGTCAAAAATGCTGTTCCAGCTTGTTCGATTAGGCAATACACTGATTAAACCCCATAAATGGCCGCGGACCTTCTGTAAGTTACGGAAGGCTGTTGGTCAGACATGGTTAGGTTATAATTTCGGTGTAGCACCTACGATATCAGACATGCAGGACATTCTTAAAATACTCCTCGATTTCAATACAGGAGAATTTAAGATACCTGCGGCTAGCAAACTCAGCTACGCTGCGGGTCAGTATACTGGCGTTGAGGCACAGGTACTTACCACCGCAATGCAGAACCCATGGTTCCCTCTTCAGGCCTTTTATGAGCCTAGTGAAGAACGCGGATGGATACAGTCGGTAAATGGTGCTCATCTGAGTGACCAATGGAGAGAGATTGACTCCTGGGGTTACCCTATGACTACTCATACTGGCATGTACTACGTTCGGCCGTTGGTTTACCAACGTCAGAAGGTGTACGTATCCAAGGAAAAGTATCGCGAGTACTTGAAACAGTTCGGACCCATGCCGGGTCAAAGTGAACTGAGTCACCTCTTATCTACCGTAGGTGCCTTCATCGGCACTCCAGGTGGACGTGAGGAACTCGCTAAAGCCATTTGGGAACTCATACCCTTTACGTGGTTGCTTGACTACATAGTCAACGTAGGTGATCTTTTTACCTACGTGGCAACCTACGGAGATCGAGGTCCGCGTTTTGAGCAGGCCTCTGTCTCTTCTATCCGATTCGTCGGCGTAGAAATGGGTGTGATGACACAAGGTGTACCATATCAGTTGGATAGCGAAGTACGCTACCATCCGATTGAACACTTTGGTATTCAGGAGTTCAGGCGTTGCGACAATGCAACGATTGACCCTGATGTCAACTCTCAGCTCAAAATAGAGTTCGAATTTCCCACATTTAAACAGTGGGCGAACGTTATCGCGCTTATAGCGCAAAAATAGTCGCCATGACCAGGATAGCTTACCCTGGAAGTGGTTAATTTTCTAACATCTTTATCAAGCAGAGGACATTAAAAATGCCTATTATCAACTCAGTAAAAGCCCCTACCAGCTGGGACGACGCAGTTCAGAACGGAACAAAATCAGTTGTGGGTACCGTTAAGGTACTTCACGCCGATCGTTCCGCATCATCTGCATATACAGCCAATAAAGCTGTGTCAGTGATGCTCGAGAACTCGCAGAACCCAGTGTTTGGTATTGCCGACGGTGAGTCGCGTGTCGATGAACGTTACAATATCAACAAGCGTGGTATTCTACATCACAACATGCGCTTCGAGTCTAACGATCCGGTAGTAACCGTCCAGGACGGTGTTAACGGTCGTGTCGCGAAGAACAACTTCAAAAAGAATGTTGTGTCGGTATCAGTAGCGGTTGATCAAAACCGTCTGAAGACAGACCCAGCATACCTTGAGTTGGTGCGCCATCAAACTTCAGCGACACTGCTGGCATACGCCAACACGCTGTTCACTGAATTTGAACAATTAGCACACATGCGCTAAGGGAGGTAACAACATGGATGTTGTTTACCTCTTAGAACAGTTGCTGCTCGCTCTGGTTGAGTTAGCGGCTTACTTCTCAGTTGTGATGGCGTCATGATATTCTCTGACGCCATTGTAGAATAGGACCAGTCTATGTTACAGTTCCTTGCAGATGTATCTACTCTGCACAAATATCAAGCCCAGGAGTACACGAGAACACTCAAGATGCATGAAGCACTTGAGCCAGTTTTTGTATACCGAGCGGACTCATTACCCTCTAGTCATATAGAGCGTTTGACAGTAACCTTACCTAAGTATGACAGTTTGTTATTGTCGTACTTTCGGGGTGACCTTTCAGCAGACGACTTGCTTGCAAGTCTATGCGATGAGGACACACTTCAAAGGTTAGCAATCAGGATTATTTATTTTGGTTGTACTGTCTCCGTTGAGTGCTTTCGCCAACTTACATTGTTTTGTAAGAAGGTGAAGTTACCATGTGGTTCCGAAAAGGACCACGCAATGATAACAAAATTGTACAATACGGATAAGTCTCTGCCATTACATCTAGAGATGACGCCCAATCTAAGATTGGCGCGAGTTCTCTGTGAAGAAGTACTAGGTACTTACCCACATCAAGATGTTTTCGGTAGACTCACCCCCGGTTCAGGGGCCAGTGCTGATAAAGTTCCTACCCCAAAACGTTGGGAATTATGGAACTTTAAGCAAACTCCAGCCCTTAGTGGTTGGTTTGGTTCTTTGACTCCTTCGGTGAGCGACAAGCCTGCCGACACTACGTCACGTGTTATTCTTGTTCCCAAGGATGCACGTGGTCCGCGTGTCATTGCGTGCGAGCCTAATTTTATGCTGATGCACCAAAAATCAGTGCAATTATGGCTCCATGACCGTTTTAACAGTCATGAGTTAACGCGAGGTAGGATTAACGTCCTCGACCAACGTATTAACCAAGAGTTGGCTCTTAAAGGTTCCGTTACTGGTACCTTAGCTACTCTTGACATGGAGGAGGCAAGTGATCGCGTATCACTCGCTTTAGTACGTGCGTTGGTTCCGCCTGCATGGTACGAGTTGTTGAAAGAACTGCGCTGTAAGCGGTATAAGGTTAATACTAAGAAGTTTCCTTCTTTTAGTAAAAGACCGTATACCACTATGCGTAAGTTCGCCCCAATGGGGTCAGCACTCTGTTTCCCTATCGAAACTATATGTTTCTGGGCCATCGCCGCTAGCGGCGTAGCCCGACATAGGGGAATTTCCATACAGAAGGCAGCCAAATTGGTAACAGTCCATGGTGATGACACAATATTGCCATCGGACTGCTTCAATGCGGCTGTTGACGCTCTCCATGCCGTTTCACTCAAAGTGAATGTAGCAAAAAGCTTCCCGTGTGGCCCCTTTAGGGAGTCATGCGGTGGCGATTACTACAACGGTTATGATGTTGCACCTATACGATGCAACGAGACGTGGTCAACTGATAGAGAGCGCGCACTTAATCTAGTACGATTAAGAAACGCGTTTTACTCTAAGGGACTGTGGTATGTAGCGGCTCAACTCGACCAGGAAATTAAAACTTCCTTCACCGTTCACGTAGATATGCCGCAAGGCGATCTTCGTGAGACAATGATACCCAACTTCGTTGGTGGGCAAGTCATTGGGTTGAGTAATAGCGCATATCCACAAGTCACCGGTTACGTCACAAAAACCAAGATGGCACAACTCCGCCCGAGTGATCGAGGCAGATGGTTGCAATATTGGAACTCCCAGTACGATTATAAGCCTGGTAACAATAGTTTCCAGACTATTCGCGAATGGGAGGGTGCGTACACCGCCACCTACGGAAAGAAGAAGGGTAAGGTTCAAACAAAAAGAACCACTACCTATTCCCGTAGAGGTGGAGAGTCTCTCGAGGGTAGAGTTTCAATCTCTTATGCATTAAGTAATTCAAGCTTGCTTGTCTTACATCTTGCTAAGAAGGCCAAACTCTTTGCTGCCCAAAAAGCACGTCACCTACGTAAGGTCGCATAACGCGTTACCATTTGCTTGGCAAAGCGCCGAACCTTGTAAACAAGGCTTGTGAGCAGAGCTCGCCAACAATCTTCATTGTTGACAATTAAAGGCTG